TGTTGTCGCTGGTGGTGATAATACTGGTTCTCCAAACTGAAATAAATAAGAGATGGCAACAGCAAATATACCTACAGAACGCACATTCAGAGACTTGGATTTGAATTTTACTATTCATCCGGTCAGAAAAGACGTTAATGTTCATGTAAATGAATATGCGATTATTAATTCAGTAAAGAACTTGGTTCTAACCAATTTCTATGAAAGACCGTTTCGCCCTGAGATAGGAAGTAATATTCGCAGACTTTTGTTTGAAAATATTGATCCTATCATCTCTTCACAATTAGAAAGAAGTTTAGCTGAGACTATTACGAACTTTGAACCTAGAGTCCGTATTTCAAAAATAACTGCTATTCCTTCACCTGAAGAAAATGGCTATAAAGCAAGATTAGAATTTTATATTATTAACAGTACCAATCCAATTACAATAAATTTTTTCCTAGAGCGGATTAGATAAAATGGCAGACCGTTTAAGAGTAACAGAACTTGATTTTGATACAATCAAGCAAAATCTAAAGACATTTCTAAATCAGCAATCAGAGTTTACCGACTATGACTTTGAGGGTGCTGGCTTAAATGTTCTGTTAGATATTCTCGCTTACAACACTCATTACAACGCTTACTATCTTAACATGGTGGCGAATGAATCATTTTTAGATACCGCACTGCTTCGTGATTCTGTCGTTTCACATGCAAAAGTTTTAGGATATGTTCCATATTCAACAAGAGCATCTGTCGCAACAATCAATCTAACTGTTCAGTCAAACAATTCTACATCAGGTACACTAACATTGCCACGTGGCTTTGCATTCTTATCTAATCAGATTGATAATAAGTCCTATAACTTTGTTGTTTTGAATACTACGGTTGCTACAAAATCAAACACATCTTACTATTTTGAGAATTTAAAAATTTATGAAGGACAATTGACAACATATAATTTCTCACATAATGCTGCTACAAATCCAAAACAAGTTTTTATTCTTCCTGACAACAACATTGATACTACAACACTTCGTGTTACTGTTGCACCATCATCTTCAAATACACAAACAGCAGTGTACAGTTTAGTTACAGATATCTTAGATGTTGGTCCTGCTTCAGAAGTTTACTATCTACAAGAGAACAAAAGCGGTAAATTTGAAATATATTTTGGAAACGATGCTGTAGGTAAATCATTACCTGATGGTGCTATTGTTTCCGCTTCTTATCTTTTGACAAACGGTACAGCCGCAAACAAAGCAAATAATTTTGTGGCAACTGCAACTGTAGCAGATTCATTATCACAAACGATGGTAAACTTTGTTGTCACGCCTGTCTCTGCTGCATCTGGTGGTTCAATCAGAGAATCTGTTGATGATATTAAGTTTGGAGCAACTGCTCAATTTTCAACACAGAATCGTTTGGTCACAGTAAAAGATTATGAATCATACATTAAAAATCAATACCCTGCTGTAGAGTCTATTTCAGTTTGGGCAGGTGAAGATAACGTTCCAAAAGTTTATGGTAAAGTATTTGTTTCTATCAAACCAAAAGCAAACTATTACATCTCAGAAGCAGAAAAGACTCGCATCATTGATGAGATTATTACACCAAAAGCAGTACTTGCTATTAAGACAGAGATTTTAGATCCAGAATATCTGTACCTAACAATCAACAGTACCGTTCAGTACGATACAAAGAAAACAAATAATAGTGAAGAGTCAATAAAGAATACAATCAGAAATGCTATCCTTTCATATCGTAACACGTATCTGAATCAGTTTAATGCAAAGTTTATTCTTTCAAAGTTACAAGATGCTGTTGATTCTACAGACTTGAATGCCATTTTAGGTTCAGAGACAACCGTTCGTGTACAAAAAAGATTTGAGCCAACATTAGGTACTAGAGCAACATATACAATTTACTTTAATGTTCCTTTGCATCGTGGTACAATTACAAACAAACTAACATCAACTGAATTTAATGTTTATGATGTTGATGGTGTTGAAAGAACAGTTTCTTTTGATGAAACTCCACAATCGTTTTCTGGACTCTCATCAATTTCCGTTTCAAATCCAGGAACAGGTTACACTACAGCACCAACAGTTACGATTACAGGCGATGGCACTGGTGCAACTGCTGAAGCAGTTATTGTCAACGGTGCTGTTCAAAGTATTAATATCATAAATCGCGGTATTGATTATACTCGCGCAATTGTTACTATCTCTGGTGGTAATGGATATGGTGCAACTGCAACTGCTGTTATTGATGCAAGAAAAGGTACAATCAGAACAGTTTATTATGACTCAACTGCACAAAGACAAATTGTTGATGAAAATGCAGGTGAAATTGATTATGATAGTGGCATTATAACTATTACTGATATCAATATTTTATCATTATCTTCTACAGATGGGCTTCTGCGTTTAACTGTAGAATCAGAAAAAGGTATTATTGAATCAGTAAGAAATACTATTATTACAATTGATTCCGCAGATCCTTCATCCATCGTTACAACGCTTGATCCAATTTAATGGCTGACCAAAAAACATCACTGCTGATTAATCGTCAGGTTCCCGAATATATTCGGGATGAATACCCTCTATTCATCACATTCTTAGAGGCATACTATGAGTACCTTGAAACTAAACAAGGTTCTCAGATTAATGATTTGGTGGCAAAATCTAAAGACCTCAGAAACATTTCTGATGTTGATGATTCAATAGATGACTTTGAAAATAGTTTTTTCAATTCATATGCAACACTATTACCAAAAGATGGTAATATAGATAAAGCATTTTTGATTAAGCATGTTTTACCAATATATCTTTCAAAAGGTAACGAAAAATCATTTAAGCTACTCTTCAGAATGTTGTATTCGGATGAAGTAGATATTAAATTACCAAAGAATAACATTCTTCGTGCATCAGACGGTAAATGGACTGTAGATAATACGCTCAGAATTGAGACAGATATTCGTAGTGTATACACTGGTACAGGAAATACAACAACATTTTATCTTGCACAAGAATCGGCTGAATCCGAGATTTCAGTATATGTTGATGGTGCATTAAAAACTCTTGCAACTAATTACTATGTTCGTAAAGAATCACGAAAACTAATATTCAATACAGCACCTGCATCAAATTCGGTGATTAAAGTTTACTATACGAACTTTGATATTACAAAACTTGCAAATAGAAAAGTAGTAGGTTTAACTTCAGGTGCGTCTGCTATCATAGAACGTGCAGCACCTAGAATTATTACCGACACGTTGAATTTTGGTTTGCCTTTTGAACTGTTCATCAATGACAAAACATTTGTGGGTAGTTTTGTAAACGGTGAAGAAGTTTCAATTAATATCATCGATAGCAACGATAATCTCATCACTCTAAAAGCCGATACATTTTCAATCATCACAAAAATTAATATTGTAGATGGTGGATCAAATTACAACGTAGGTGATATTGTTCCAATTATTGGTGGTGGTTTTACAAGTCAAGCGACTGCAAAAGTTTCTGCTGTAAGTCCAGGTGCTGCTGCTGGTATGACTGTATATTACGGTGGTGCCGGTTACAACGTTGCATCTATTTTGACAAGTGTAGGAACAAGCCCTCTCACATTAACAGGCGCTATTGATGTTGTTGATGGATCAGGTGCGAATTCTGCAAACACATATACAGTATCAACTGATTTAATTTCAACGTATGCAAACGTATTAATCTCAAATACAGATTATGGATTCCCAGGATCAATTACTGAAAACGTAAATACTCGTATTATTGATGCACTCACACCAGTTACTTTGACAGGTATTGGTCCTCTAACAAACGCTTTTGTATTGTATTCAGATGTAACTTCAAACGTTAGCCAATTTATATCCGATGGTGCATTATATCAAGCTGGTGATAATTATTATGGCATTAGCGCATTTCGTTCAATCGGCAGAATAGATGTTGTTGCCGGTGGTACAGGTTATCGCGTAGGTGATGAGATTGTGTTTGGCGCCAATCCAGCAGGCTGTTATGGGCAAGATGGTGCTGCTGCTGTCAAAACTGTTGCTGCAAACGGTGCAATAACTAAGATTGAAATTCAACCTGCTAGAATTACAGGTACTGCAAATGTTCTAAACAATACTGTTCAGATTACTGGTGTAGGAACAGATTTTACAAATGATTTAAGAGTGGGTGATAAGATTGTAATTCGTAGTCAAGAAAGATATATCAATGCAATCACTTCTTCAACAACTGCAAACGTTAATGTTGCGTTTCAGTTCTTTGATTCAACAACATGGTCAAATAATTCTCCTGTTGGTTCTTTTGCTCGTAGTATCGTTGGTGGTATAAACTATGCACAGAATAATTTTCCAACTCTGACCGTATCATCAGCGAATACTCTCGCATCAGGTGCGAATGTAAAGATTACTGCTTTGATGGGTGATGGAGAACAAATCAAATCTACAATCACAGGTATGCCAGGAGAGATACTTGAGATTACACTAACATCAGGTGGTTCGGGATATCAGTACGTCCCTCAGGTTGACTTAACTGGCTCTGGTAATGGACTTGCTTCTGCAAATGCAACATTAGGTCCAACTTATGTTTCTCTACCAGGTCGTTGGACAACTTCTGATTCTATTCTTTCATCAACCGACAGAAGATTGCAGGGCAGAGACTATTATGTTGACTTCTCTTATGTAACTTCTTCGGTAACAGAATTTAAGAAGTACAAAACTGTTCTTAAAGATTTATTGCATCCAGCAGGTTTTGCCAAATATGCTGAAGTTAATAAGAGCGCAAATATTTCATCTATCGGCAGCCTTTCTTCATTAAAAACAAATACTATATCTGGACTTGTAAATGTATCTGCTGGATCAATTTACATTACAGGTAATAACACTAAATTTAATATTGCTAACACAAGAAGCATTATGACTGTTGGTTCGACCATTTCGGTCAATGGTGAATCTAAGACAGTAAGTAGCATTATAAGTAATACAAATGTGGCAGTTTCTTCTGCATTTACTTATGGTGCATCAGCACAAACTCTTATTATTATCACATAAATAAGTAACTATGCCTTCATATACATCTAAAAAACTTGCTTTTAATAACTTAGAGCAATTCAAAGAATCGTTCTCTGAACCATCTCCAACGATTGGCTACATTTATATTGGAAATGCACTTCCATATGCCAACGAATCATCTCCTGATTCTATTACCGATACAGTCGCAAACGAAAAGTCAGTTTGGGATAATATGTTGGCTGCAAAACGTATCACTGGCAATGATGTAGAGATTGTAGTTCCTAGAGTCTATTGGTCAGGAAATACAAAGTATAGACAGTATGATGATACGATTGAAGAGTCTGTTTTAGTCTCAGCAAATACAACTCAGAATTTAAAACCAATGTATGTAATCACTTCAGGAAGAAGTGTTTACAAATGTCTGTCAAACAACTCATCAGCCAATTCAACTGTAGAACCAAGTGGCGACTATACAACTTCAAATGGAAATATTGCTACTTCTGATGGATACATTTGGAAATATCTGTATAATGTTTCTTCATCAAATAGATTTTTAACAACAAATTGGATGCCAGCACCTTCTTCTACCGCTGCGCTAGATTATAACGTAAATGATACGGGCGTTGTTGATGGAGAATTGACTTCTATCATTGTTACAGCAAATGGTACAAATTATACCGATGTCTCAAATGTTCGCGTAAACGGCTTTTCATCAGGGCAAACTTCGTTACGACTTTCAAATACCGCACTGACGCTTGCACTATTCAATATTTCAACTCTAGCAAATCTTTCAAACTTAGTTATTTCTGGTACTGGTATTCCAGCCGATTCGTACATTAGCTCAATTTCAAATACAACTGGTGTTATTACTCTTTCCGCTGCAACAAATAACTATGGTGGTAATGCAAACAATATCACTGTTGGAACACGCATTTATGTTTTTGGTGATGGTACTGGTGTCGCAGCTAATGCAACAATTAGCAACACTCAAATTACAAAAACAACTGTTACAACAATTGGAACTGGCTATACAAAAGCAAACGTGTTCATTTATGGTTCAGGTTCTGGTGCCAGTGCAAGAGCAATTCTACCTCCTGCGTTGGGTCATGCATATAACCCAGCTAAAGAATTGTGTGCTAACAGTGTTATGGTCACTACAAGAATTGGTGAAATTGATACAACAGAAGGTGGATTAATCTCATCAAATACTTCTTTCAGACAATTTGGCTTTCTCAGAGACCCTTATAAATATGGTTCAACAAGTAAAGCAAATACATCAGCAGCAAATTCTGTTATTTCACAAACAACAAATATGACTGTTGTTGCTGGAACAAATTATGTTTTAGGTGAATTCGTATATCAAGGAACAGCATCAAATCCATCTGCTTCTGGATATGTCAATTCACAAACAACAAATGCTTTAAATTTATCAAACGTTACAGGTACATTTAACGTTGGTTTGCCTCTAAAAGGTTTGTCTTCTGGTGCTTCAAGAACAGTTATTACGATTAAGAATCCAGAATTTGCAAAATATAGAGGTGATATTTTATACGCAGAGAATGCAGTGGCAACAACTAGAACAGATGGGCAAGCAGAAAATATTAAGTTAGTAATTAGTTTCTAAAGGGAAAAAATGGCAATCAATACTGATTTCAATGTAGATCCTTATTATGACGATTATGATGAGGATAAAAAGTTTCTTCGCGTACTATTCAAACCAGGCTATGCAGTTCAAGCCCGCGAATTAACTCAACTCCAATCCATTCTACAAAAACAGGTTGAACGATTTGGTAATCATGTTTTCCAAAATGGTTCTGTTGTCACTGGTGGTCAAACATTCTTACAAGATGCAACTTACATAAAATTAGATTCAACATATAACGGTAATGATGTTGTTATTAACAATTTTGATGGTGCAACAATCGTTGATAATGTTTCAACACCAACTAAACGTGCAGAAGTTATTAAAGTCTATGATGCAGACTCAGGTACGGGCGATCCAAAAACTCTATTAGTTAAGCAGCTTTATGGTTCTGCATTTTCTTCCGGTGATACAATTTATACCTATGAATCCCCTCCTTATACCGCAAATATTTCAACTTCAGGTGTTGGCACAGGGCAGACTTTTTCTGTTACCGAAGGTGTTTATTATTATGAAGGTTTCTTCGTTAAAAATGATTCACAGACTATTGCCACATCAAAGTATAGCAATACAACCGCAAATGCACGAATTGGTTTTGAAATTACTGAATCTAAAGTCGTTTCAACATCAGATACTTCATTATTAGATCCAGCACAGAATGCATCTAACTATCAAGCACCTGGTGCTGATAGATTTAAGATTGAATTGGTTCTTGCTACACGTTCACTTATTTCAACTGATACAACTCAGTTTATTGAATTGGCTAGGGTTGAAAATGGTTATCTAACCAGAAATGCTAGATTCCCAATTTATTCAGTTCTAGAAGATACACTTGCTCGTAGAACCTATGACGAATCAGGTAACTATACAGTTCGCCCATTCAATCTATCTTTACAAACGAACACCTCAAATACAGCAAACATGGATGTTATCCTATCACCAGGAAAAGCATATGTGTTTGGATACGAATATGAAACTGTTGGACCTACTACTATTACAGTAGAGAAACCAAGATCATCTGATACAGTTCAAAACAAAGTAGTATCAGCAGATTACGGTAACTATGTTTACACTACAAACCATTACGGTGTGTTTCCAATAAACTATCTCTCAACTGTAGAGATGCATTGTGTAGCACAATCATCAATCAACGTAACTTCAGCAGCAACAATCACAAATACAAGAATTGGCACTGCAAGAGTCAAATCAATTTATTACGATTCAGCATCTAACACATCTAATGATAAGACATATTCTTACAAGACATTCTTATTTGATGTTAATGCAAATAATTCAATTACTGGTAACGTAAACGTTTATACAACAAACGCAACCGTAACTACCGTTGCTATTGGTAATACCTTAGCAAATCAGTTCTATTCAACTGTAACTGATGCGTATAAAGGTGCAAAACTCCGTATCACAACAGGTCCAGGTGCTGGTGAAGAACCAAAGTATATTACCGCATTCAATGCGACAAGCCAAAATCTTACTGTTGATAGTGCGTTCACCGCAACACTGAATACACAATCTCAATTCTCAATTGATTTTGAATTTAATGATATTGAGAGTTTAGCAACATTCTCAGGCACCACAAGACTTAATGCTGCTGATTTGGACACTCGCTCTAAAGACTTAGCATCAGTATATGATGATGCATTTGTATCTGATGGCAACTACGAACCAACAATCTTCAAACTTGGGCAAGATTATGTTACACAAAATACGATTGCAGATTTCTCATTCTCCTATCGTAGACTATATGAATCACAAACATTCGTAGGTAATGATTCACCAGCACTTTCAACTGGTTCAGGTGAAACACTTTCTAGTGCATCTTCAACTTCATCTAAAGCACAAAATTATCAGGTTGTTGTTACAGATAACAGACAATCTGCACCTTATGCAAATGGATCAACTGTTCCTGCTACTGCGGTTACAACAGTTAATACTGGCACCAAGAAACTGACAATCACAAACGCTAACAATATGATTGCTAATATTGTTGCGACAATCAATTATACACTTGCTTCTGGTAGCCCTGCAAAAACAAAAACATTAGTTACCGCTAATGCACAATTCCAGTTCTCTGGTGGTGAAGATATTTTCGCTAACGGTAAAGTGTTAGTGTATGCATCACAAGGTCAAACTACTATTGCTAACACAATGGTTATCAGAACACCTGATACAGCACAATCTCTTTATGTTTCCGATGTTATTTCGTTTAACGTCTATGAATATCCTGCCGGCACTGTTTCATCTGGTGCATCAAATACGGATATCAGTACTCGTTATACACTTGACAACGGACAAAGAGATTCTTACTATGACCATGCAGTTATTAAATTAAAAGCAGGTCAAACTGCACCAGGTATTTCAAGTGCATTGGTTGTAAAATACAATCTATACACTTCATCAGGTGCTGGATTCTTTACTGTTGATTCATACCCAACATACGAAACTATTCCAGTATATGCATCTCCAATTACAACTAATCAATTTATTCTAAGAGATTGTTTAGACTTCAGACCAGTTCGTAAAAATGCAACTGCTACAATTGGTTCTGCTGTTGTATTTGATGTTGACTCATCAACAACTGGTCCAAAGATTCCTGATAATGGTTCAGATATCACATTAGATTTCTCATACTATTTGCCAAGAATTGATACGATTGTTCTTAATAAAAACAGAACGTTTAGTGTAATCAAAGGAACACCGGCACTAACGCCTCTTCAGCCAAAGAATAAAGATGATGCGATGAATCTTTATATCTTGTCTGAGCCACCTTATCTTGCAAACACTTCAAATATCAGCGTTACCTATATCAATAATCGCCGTTATACAATGCGTGATATTGGTGGTATTGAAAAGCGTGTTGAAAATCTAGAATACTATACATCACTGTCATTGCTAGAACAAGATGCAATGAACAAACAAGATTTGACTATTCTTGATAGCACAAACTTGCCAAGATTTAAGAACGGTATTGTTGTAGATTCATTCAAAGGTCACTCTGTTGCTGATGTTTCTTCAGTAGAATACTCTGCATCTATTGATCCAAAGAATCAAGAAATGCGCCCAACATTCAACATCTCTTCAAGAATGTTGACTTTTGATGCAGCAAACTCAACAAATTATCTGCAAACAGGTCCTTTAGTTACTGTTGCTGCTTCAAATACAACTTTCGTAAATCAGGCTCTTGCTTCCAAGACAATGAATATTAACCCATACAATGTGGTTAATTATCTTGGCAAGATTCAGTTAAACCCACCATCAGATATTTGGGTTGATACAAACAAGAAAGCAGATGTTCTAGTTAATATTGGTGGTGATAAAGATGCTTGGGACCTAATAATGAAAGGTCTAAGCAACGCAGGTTATGAATATGAATGGGGCAACTGGCAAACTCAGTGGACAGGAACTTCAACAACCACTTCACAAATCGGCACAGGTAGACTTGCTGAGTATAACGCAATAAGAACAACAACTACTACAACTAGTGGACAGACTCGTACAGGTATTGTTTCACAAGTAGCACCACAAACTATCATTCAGTCTATTGGTGATCGTGTTGTAGATGTTTCAGTTATTCCTTACATGAGAGCAAAGAGTGTATTGTTTGCCGCATCTGATTTCAAGCCAGATACAACTCTTTATTCTTTCTTTGATAATACATCCGTTGACCAGTATGTTGCTAGAGCAAATAGATTCATTCTCGCAACAAACAACTTAGGATATAGCACAAAGACTGCAAATAACGAAACTGTTACAATTTACAACAACACAACTGCCACAACAAATGGTACTGCTGTTGTTGCTAAGACTTCAAACAACTCAGTTTTTGTTGTAAATATTACACCAACTACTTCGTTTAATATTACAAACGCAAATCTGATTGGTCAAGTTTCAGGTACAACTGTTCGCATTTCAGGTTACGAACACTTCTCAGGTTTTGCAAATACAGCAACTTCTTCTACGATTAAACTTTCTATTGATGCAACTGGTGCAAATAACGAAGGTTATTATGCCAACACATCAAATAGCAATACAATCTTTATCGTAAGTGGAACAGGTGCTGGTCAACAAAGAACAATGAGTTCTTATAACGCAGCAACAAGAACAGCAACAGTTTCATCAAACTGGACCACAACACCAGATACAACATCAGTTTACTCAATCGGTAGACCAACTACCACACGTTCTGGTGATGTTGCTGGTATCTTTAATATTCCAACTGGAACATTCCGTGTTGGTGAGAAACTATTCAGATTAATTGATACCTCAACTGGTGATATTCCAAGTTCTACAACAAACGGTGATGCATCATTCTTCGCACAAGGTTTGTTACAGACAACTGAAAACACACTGATTTCAACAATTCAACCCGTTATTCAGAGAACATCAGTTCAAGATTCTCGCGTAACAAAAACAACAAGTTCTGTTGATACACCAATCAGTGGATGGTGGGATCCATTAGCACAAACATTCTTGATTTCACCAGCACAATACGCACAAGGTATTTTTGTTGAGAGAATTCGTGTTTGCTTTAAATCAAAACACGATACATCTCCTGTGACATTGCAACTACGCCCAACTGTAAACGGTTACCCATCATCAACAACTGTTTACCCATATGGCTCAGTTACATTGACACCCGATAAAGTAAATGTTACTTCTTCACCAGACTTAGATGATCCTACAAAGTATACAGATTTTGTGTTTGATAGCCCAATCTATATGCTTCCAGGTGAACATTCATTTGTTCTTTTATCAAACTCAAATGGATATGAAGCATATGTTGGTGAAATTGGTAAGTTAGATTTAGTTACTGGTCTACAGATTTCAGAGCAACCATATGGTGGTTCATTCTTCCAATCACAGAATGGATCTACATGGACTGCTGACCAAAACATGGATATGATGTTTAGAATTTATCGCAAAGTATTTGATACTTCGGTAACAACAACAGCACAATTTATTGTTGATAAGCCAACATCAAACGTTGCTTATGACTTACTACATCTAATTACTTCTGATATTACAACATCAAACACTTCACTGGTCTACTCATTCAAATCAGAGAAGTCAACTGGTGGTATGACAAGTGGTTTTGCTACGATTGATCCAAAACAAGATTACACAATGGATGATGGCAATGGTCGCCGCGTATTGAATCCTTCAACAGGCAATACAACATTGTTATTGAAAGCTACAATGGCAACCTTGAACAGTGATATTTCACCTGTTCTTGATATCACAAGATTTGGTGGTATCTTTGTTGATAATTATATCAATAATCTTCCATTGTTGAATTCTGGTTTCTCAATAACAGCAGGTGGGTCAGCATACACGGGTAATACAACTGTAACAATCTCAGGTGGTGGTGGCTCAGGTGCAAATGCGTATGCTGTTGTCTCAAGCGGCAACGTAACAAGCATCGTTGTTGACACACCAGGATCAGGCTATACAACATCACCAACAATTACAATTTCTGGTGGTGCAGGCAGCGGCGCAACTGCAACATATAACGGCGAAGACAAGAAGTCTGGTGGTAATGCAGTTACTCGCTATATCACTCGCCGCGTAACACTTGCTGATGGATTTGAATCAGGCGACTTGCGTGTGTATCTAACTGCATACAAGCCATCTACATCAAACATCTACGTTTACTATAAGATTCTTTCCGATTCAGATAACGATGTGTTTGATAACAAATCTTATCAGTTAATGACAGAAATTGGAAATGCAAACTATGCAGCAACAAGCAAAACAGATTTCCGTGAATTAACATTCGCACCAGGCGTTTCGGGCACAGCAAATAATAATGTTGTGTATACATCAAGCACTGCTTCATTTAACACATTTAAGACTTTTGCAATCAAAGTTGTTATGGCAAGTACAGATACAACTAATGTTCCAAAAGTGCGTGATGTTCGTGCGATTGCTCTACCAACAGGTGCTTAATTATGTACGCTAAAGTAAAAGACCATGATTATTTAATTCGTGATATTCATTCAAAGGCTGTTCTAAATACAGACAAGGCTGGATTAAACGATTACTTGATGAAACGTGAAATTGCAAAGAAACAACAAAATGAAAAAGTGGAAACTAAACAACGTTTGGATAAACTAGAACAAGATATGGGCGAAATAAAAGCATTGCTGTATGAAATCGCCGGGAAGAAATAATGGCTAATACCAATCAACTATCAACTGCTAATACCTTCAGCCAATGGCTAACAGGAACACAAGAAATCATCTCAAAGATGAATTCTTTGACCGATGGTGGCTCAGGTTCTACGTTTTATGCTAACACAAATCTTAGTGTTGCCAATAATGTAACTATTGTAGGTGACTTGACTGTTAGCGGTAATATAACGCTTGATGCTCTTGGTTATGATGATTTGGCTGTCAATGGATCAATCACAGTCGGCAATACGATTTCTGTTACAGGCAATACAACATTAAGTAATCTTATCATTACAGGTAATGCCACTTCTCTTAATGTTTCTACCGAATTCAATACGGTTAATGCAAATGTATCAAGAACATTAACAGCAAACGTTGCAAATCTAACTAATGCAACAATCACTACGGCAAATATTACAACTGGTAATATCACTTCAGCAAATATTACAACACTAACCGGTGCAGCAAATACTGCAATCTATGCCGCTATCTCTACATCAGATGCAAGTGCGATTGCTTATGCGATTGCATTAGGATGAGATAAATAGATAATCTAAGGAATTATAAATGGCAAATGCGTTCAAATCAAACGTAGCAGCAAATATAGTAACAAGTGGTAACACTGTTTACACTTGCCCTTCTGCTACACAAACTACACTCATTGGTTTGTCTTTATCTAATAAAGCAGCCGGTTCTGTTACTGCAAACGTGTTTTTAACTCGTTCTGCAATAGACTACTCCATTATTTCTAATGTTCCTATTTTAGCAGGCTCAACATTGATTCCTGTTGGAGGTGACCAAAAGATTGTATTACAAGCCGCAGATTCTATTAAAGTTACAGCATCAGCAAATGCTTCAGTAGACGTTATCGCATCATTGTTGGAGATTTCATAATATGCCATATCTTGGCTCAATTATACCTGCATTTGATCCAACAACTGCTGTATCTCCTCAAACGGACGCAGAGAGATTTAGTGGTAATGGTTCAACTACAGTTTTTACACTCACAAGAACTGTAAGCACAGCAGTAGATGTTGATGTTTATGTTGAGAATGTAAAGCAAGAACCAACTACTGCATACTCTGCTTCTGGTACTACACTTACATTTACTGCTGCGCCTGGTGTTGGTACTAACAACATCTATGTTATTTACCGTGGTAGCGCAGTATCAAACTATGCATATGTGCCTGACGGTTCAATCACTTATGCAAAATTGGCAAATAATATACGTTATTTTACAACAGATTTGTTTACTGCAAACGGAACTGGTCAGACATTCACACTAACAGACTCTTCAACAGATGCGAATACTTTGATCGTTACTATTGATGGTGTATTTCAAGCATCACCAAATAATTATACTACATCTGGTACAACTTTAACATTTACTTCTGCTCCAAGTGCTGGTGCAAATGTTTCTGTTCGTAATCTAGGTTTTAGAACACAAATTACAACATTTCCTCCAACGATAACGAACTATTCAGGAAATACTTTAACTTTTCCCACAAACACAGGAACTTTGCTCTCTGGTGGAACTGTATCTTCTTCAACAGCCAATACAGTAACAAATAAAATTCCTGTTGTAATTGGAGGAGTTACATATTATCTTTTAGCATCAACTTCTGGAAGTTAAAGAATAAAAAACTATGCCTATTCAGAAAATCACATCAAATATAATCTCAGGACTCGCTAATACTGCGATTACTGGTAACATTATCTCATCTCAAATTACATCTGTTGCTAACACGCAGATTACTGGTAACATTATCTCATCTCAAATTACATCTGTTGCTAACACGCAGATTACTGGAGTAATTACTAGCGCACAAATGGCAAACACAGGTATCACT